GCTCCTGGGCCGCCTCCCGCCCTGGACCCGGCTGGTCTACTGCTCCTGGGTCCTCTGCCCGCTGCCGGGCCGCCGGGAGGCTCTCGTGGCCGCCCAGCTCGAAGCCGCGATGCCCTGGGCGGAGCACGGCGACGGGGTACTCGAGGAGCTGCGCGCCTGCGGCGGCCTGCCCGAGCCCGGAGCCCGCGACTCGCTCGGCCGCCGGCTGGGCGACGGGCGCGGCCCGCGCGTCACGGCCTGGTCCTGGCGCCAGGTCCGCAGGCTCCGCGACCTCGGGCGCCGAGCCCTGGAGCGGGAACTCCGCCGCGCAGGGCTCCTCGCCACCGAGTAGGAGGCCCGCGCGCTGCCGATCGCCTACCACCGGCTGCTCGAAAGCGGCGAGTCGCACACGCGGCGCCCCACGGACTACGGCGCGAGCCGGCGCGCTCCCGTCTGCCGCAAGCGCCCGGCTCCTCCCGAGATCGTGGACGCTCTCCGCTCCGGGTGCTCGCTCTGCGCCTCGGAGCTGCACCCGAACCCGCAGGGTCACCTCCGCCACCTCACGGCGGCCGAGCGCTGCGCGCGCCTCCTCGTCCTCGTCGGCTGGTGAGCGCCTCGTTCCACGTGGCACACTCGTGCTAACTGCCCGCAGCGCAACGGGAAACAAATCCCGAGGCGAATTGTTGCCCACCCTCCGATCGCGGTGCGCTCCACCGAGGCGCCGGCCAGGACTCGAGCCCTCGCTCTACGTGAGGGCGAATCACCACGAACGAGAATCTCCGTTGACAACTGGTCCCCGACGGGTACATGCTCGCCCACGCTGGGGGGTCTTCGCTCGATGCTCGGGTTCGTCACGAGGCGACTACGGCCTGGCGGCATCACCCGCCGAGCGCCGGAAGGTGCCGATCGGATCGTCCCGCTTCGTGTGAGCGCGCCCCACGAAAAAACGGGGGTGAGCGCGATGGGTCGCAGGGACGAGGAGCGAGAGCGCCGGGACGCGGAGATCGCCCGCGAGGCGCAGGCCGGTGCCCGAGAGGCGCAGGAGGCGCGCGTCGCGGAGCTGGTGGACGAGAACCGGCGCATGGCGCGCACGGTGGCGGATCTCGTAGAGCGCTGCGGCCGGGTCGAGGCCGAGCTGCGGAAGGCGCAGGAGTCGCGCCGCGGCGTGCTCGATCACGAGGCCGCGCGGCTGGAGTCGATCCTCGAGCTGCTCTCCCAGGTGCAGCCCGAGGCGCAGCGGCGGATCGCGCGCTACGTGCTCTCGCGGGCTCACGACCAGGCCGGCATCCCCGACCTCCTCGGGGTGCGGCGCGGGAACGGGAGCGTGCGGGCCGGAGAGGCGCTGCGTGACCTGGGGCTCACCAGCGAGCGGGCCGGAGAGGCGCTGCGCGACCTGAGCGCAGACCCGCGCGCCTGGAGCCGGCGCGGAGCCGAGGTGTGAGCCGCCTGCGAGGCGGAAGCCCCGAGGCTCTGTTCCACCGCGTGAGAATCCGGCAGCGAAGCCCGGTGCTCGGGATGCCCGACCCGGAGTTCCTGCTCGAACTCGACGGGGTGCCGCTCAAGGGCGTCCGCTACTTCCGCCTGGAGAGCGAGCACAACGCCGTGAGCGAGCTGACCGTGCGGCTGATGGTGGACGACCTGGAGGTCGACGCCGAGCGGCCGGGCGCGCTGACGTGAGGCGGTGGGCGATGTGGCCGATCCGGTGACCGCTGCGATCGTTGCCGGCGCGCTCGCTTCGGGCGTTGCCCGGGTGCGCGAGGAGGCCGCGAAGCTCGCACCCTGGCCGAGCGACCATGCCCGGGAGCACTGGCTCTCGCGGTGGCTCCTCACGCAGTTCGCAGCGCTGGACGACGACTGCCCGATCAACGTGCTCGCCTCCGGTGAGGCGGCCGATCTCGATGCGGTGCTCACGCTGCTCCGCGAGTCGGAGCCGGCGGCGCGCGCCGCAGCGAAGGAGAGCACATGCCTCTGAGCGACGCGCTCCAGCTCCTCGACTCGTTCCTGGCCGTGGCCGAGCCGCGCGTGGAAGGGCTCATCGACATGAAGGCGACCAGCCTCTCCACGACCATGAAGGCGGCCGTGGAGAAGGCGCTCGCCGACACCCAGGAGATCACGGGAGCCGCGAAGTCCGCGCGCGGCCTCATCGCCCGCCTGGTCGATCGCGGCTTCCCTGCGCTGCCGACGGTCGTACTCGAGGAGGCGCAGGCCCGCGAGCTGGGGATCAACCACGCGGAGCACCTGGCCGCGATGGGCGCCTTCACCACGAAGGAGCCCGCCGCGAGCCTCAACCTGACCGGCGGCCCGGAGCCGGTCTGAATCGTGAGAAGGAGACGAGATGCCGCTCGAAGGAACCGTGACCCTCGGCGTCCAGAAGTACCGCGTGGTGGCGAACCCCATCACGCTCTCGGGCTCGCCCGCCTCGATCGACGGCGCGCTCCAGGGCGAAGTGCTCCAGGGCGACGTGACCGTGGAGCCCGGCAACGGTCCGAACGACCTCGTGATCCGCCCGAACTCCGGCGCCGCGCTCGGCGACGCCCTGGTGCGGGTCTTCGGCGACGCCGACCTCGGCGCGGGCGTCGAGCTGATCGAGGACCTCGTGACCGTGCACCTCGTGGCGGAGCGCGCTGCGAATCTCGGCCTCACGGGCGGCGCCGAGCCGCTCTGAGCTGGAGTTCGGTCAGCACTGCCAGTCCCCGGAGCGCCGTCGGACCGTTGCCCGGCGGCGCTCCACCTGGCGGCCTGAGCGAGCGAGGGACCATGGACGTTGTTGTCCGACCAGAGCCCGAGCCGAGCACCCTAGACCGCCTCGTCCTGTGGGCGCTGGAGCACGCGCGCCAGCACCCCGACGTGGCGAGCGCGAGCGCCTCTCGCAGAGGCCGGCACCTGATGCTCCGCGTCGCTGCCTGGGGGGACGCGGATTTCGAGCAGCTCCGCGCGCAGCTCCGCTTCCTCGCAGAGCGCGAGGCCGTGAGCGTGGTCGTGGTCGAGTTCCAGCGGCGCGCCGTGCGCGCGCTGGAGCGCGCCGTGATCGTGGACGGCTACCTCATCCACCAGCTCGAGTGCGGGCACGCGCTCGCTGGGACCGTCGATTCCAGCGGCAGGCTCCCGCGAGCGCGGGTCTGCCACGAGTGCTCCGAGCGGCTGACCGAGGAAGCGCTCCGGCAGCGAGGCCGCAACCGCCAGGCGATCTCGCGAGCGCGAGCAGGAGGAGCAACAGCGTGAGAAAGATCGAGCGCGACTACTCCAGCCTCCACGCCCCCAGCTCGCTCGGCCCGGGCGGCTTCCTCTCCCGCGCCTCGCGCCTGGTGGACGAGCTGGACTCCGACCTCGTGACCGCGATCGAGGACTTCAATCAACGCCTGACGGACGTGGCCGGGCCTGCCTCCCTCTCCGTCAACGAGTTCACGAACTCGGGGTTCACGCTCACCGGGAAGAACACCCCGTCGAGCTACCTCGTCCGCTGCAACCACTCGGCCGCCGACTTCCAGATCGTGACCGCCGAGACGAGTTCGCTCCTCGTGATCTACCCCGGAGCGACGCAGGACAGCGGCATCAACGTCAGGCACAACGCTCAGGGTCGGGCCTCCGCGCCCGCCTCCGCCGGGCACGCCCACTTCAACCTTCAGGATCTCAACTTCGGCCTGTTCGGAGGCCGCGAGGTGTTCTGGTCCGCGCGGCTGCTCATCCTACGCGACGACTCCGCGAACGCCTGGGACGGGCAGATCGCGCTCGGGCTCTCGCTGCCCGAGCAAGATTTCATGGTGAACACCACGGGCGCGCTCACGAACTGGCTCAACGACGGCGGGATCGTGTTCCACCTGGGCCGCGACAAGCAGCTCACGCTCAACGTGCGCGCCGCGACGACGACGCGCGTGGTCGGGACCATCGACCTCTCCGCCGAGCTGGCCGTGGGGCAGGGCGGGCTCGGGATCGACGTGGGGTTCCACATGATTCAAGACCCGGGCTACCCGTTCGGCGGAGGCGGGAGCGTGCAAATGTACGAGCGCCGCGGCGCGCGCGCTCCCTGGCGCTCCGTGGGGAGCCCGCTCACCGGGACGGTCTTTCCGACCACCGCGCAGCGCTACGGCTTCCACTGCGAGGTCGGCATGGGTGTCGGTCCGTACTCGCTGTTCATCGACCACGTGGCGAGCGCGATCACGCGCGAGACGAAGGTGGAGGAGTAGAGGGGTGCGCCCGTTCGACATGGAGCGCGAGGCGCTCGCCTACGACGACTGCGCCGCGCAGGCGACGAGCGAAGTGGGACGCGCGCTCTACCGCCTCGGCTCCGCTCTGCTCCGCGTCGGCGCCTCCCTCTGCCGGCGCCTGGAGCGGCTCGACCCGGAGATCCAGGGCGAGGAGCAGGCAGCGCGGCCTCCGAAGATCCCGGGAGTGATGAGCTGACCGATGGGCGAGCTGGTCGAAGCGAACTTCTTCGGAGGAGCCCGCGAGCCGTGGGTCAGCGTGCTCCCGCGCGCTGAGCGGATCGCGCTCGACTTCGCAGAGCAGGAGGGAGAGCCTCCGGCTCGAGTGCGGAGGGTCTTCCGCGACCTGGAGGCTGGCCGGTTCGACGCGCTCTCGCGCTCCGACACCTTCCTCGTCGTAGACGCTCTCGGCTGCTACGAGTGCCGCGACGAGATGCTGGAGCAGCTCCACACGGCTCTGTTCAACCTGTGGCTTCTGCAACTGTGGGCGAACGACCTGCGGACACCGGAGCAGATCGCAGCGGTGAGGAGGGAACGGTGAGCGCGCGCGCCCTCATCGAGCAGACCGCCTCCGGGCGCTGGCGCTGGAGGATCGTGGACCCGCGCGAGGGCGTGCTCCGCGAAGGCCGCGTCGCCTACGAGCGCCTGGCCGACTGCCGGCGCGGGCTCGCTCGCTTCCGTACCAGGCTCCTGCGAGCAGCGATCGTCGTCGTCAAGCGCCGGAAGCGCTGAGCCCGTGGAGATCCGCGATCGAATCCGCGAGCTGCGCCGCGTTCCTGCGGCCGAGCTGCGCGCGCACCCGAAGAACTGGCGCATCCACACGCCGGCGCAGAGGAAGGCGCTCGCTGCGATGCTCGAGGAGGTCGGCTACGGCGCGGCGGCCATCGCCTACGAGTCGCCGCAACATGGTCCCGGGCTCACGCTGATCGACGGCCACCTTCGCCAGGAGCAGGCGGCCGACGGGACCGTGCCGGTGCTCGTGCTCGACGTGACGGACGAGGAGGCGGAGAAGCTCCTCGCGACGATCGACCCGCTCAGCGCGATGGCGACCCCCGACCTCCCGAAGCTCGACGCCCTGGTGGGCGGGCTCGAGTTCAAGAGCCCCACCACGGCTCAGATCATGGAGGACGTGGCCGGCATCTACCGCGCGGGCTTCGGCACCGCGAGCGGAGGCACCGGCCAGGAGAGCGCAGCGGCTCCGGTCGTGCGGCTCTCCGAGCGCTTCGTGGTGCCGCCGTTCTCGGTGCTCGACGGCCGCGCGGGGTACTGGCAGGAGCGGAAGCGGGCGTGGCTCTGCCTGGGCCTGCGCTCCGAGGTCGGGCGAGGGGAGAACCTGCTCGGCTTCTCGGACACGGTGCTGACCGCAGGGCGCGGCTCGAAGCCGGGCACGAAGGCGGGCAGCGTCCACAACGACCCGCAGTTCTACCGGAAGAAGCGCGCGGCGGAGCGAGCGATCACGCGCGGCGCTCCCGGCCTCGGGCTCTGGAAAGACCCTGGCACGGGCGCCAGCGCGAACGACCCGAGCTACTTCGTGCAGAAGCAAGCAGCGGAGGCCGCGCTCGGGCGCGAGCTGACCAGCGCAGAGTTTGCCGAGCACTACTACGACCCCGGAGACAGCTTCCGAGGCACGAGCGTCTTCGACCCCGTGCTCTGCGAGCTGGCGTATCGGTGGTTCTCGCCTCCGGGCGGGCGCGTGCTCGACCCGTTCGCGGGAGGCTCGGTGCGCGGCATCGTGGCCGCCTGCCTCGGGCGCGAGTACGTCGGCATCGAGCTGCGGGAGGAGCAGGTCCGGGCGAACGAGGCGCAGCGGGAGGAGATCCTCTCGGGCGCTCCTCCGCCCCAGCTCGCCACGCTCTGCGACCCGGAGCAGCTCACGCCCGTGCAGGCGCTCCCGGGCCGGCGCTGGATCAAGCGCGACGACCTGTTCGAGTGCAACGGCTCGCGAGGCTCGAAGGCCCGCGCGGCGCTCGCGATCTTGACCGGCGCGAAGGGCTGCACCACGGCCGGCTCGAGGCACTCGCCGATGGGAGCCCGCGTCGCGCGCGTGGCCGAGCACCTGGGGATTCCCTGCCGCGTCCACTACGCCTCCTCGAAGGAGCTGTCGCCCGAGGAGCTGGACGCGCAGACGCACGGCGCCGAGCTGGTGAAGCACAGCGTCAACTACCTCACGGCGCTGCGCTCGAAGGCCAGGGAGGACGCGAAGCGGCGCGGCTGGGTCTTCGTGGAGCTGGGCGTGGAGAGCGCGGAGTTCGTGGACCTCTCCCGCAAGCAGGTCGCGAACTGCCCGCCCGAGGCGGAGCGCGTGGTGATTCCCGTGGGCACCGGGATGGCGCTCGCGGCGCTCCTCCACGGGCTCGATGACTACGGGCGATCCGAGCTGCCCGTGCTCGGCGTGGTCGTGGGGATGCAGCCGGAGAAGTGGCTCAAGCGCTGGGCGCCCGCGAACTGGCAGAGCCGCGTCGAGCTGGTAAAGGCGGCCTCGCCGTTCTCGGAGCCGGCGGAGGACCGCTACCTCTGCGGCGTCCTCGTGGACGCGCACTACGAGGCGAAGTGCCTCCCGTTCATGCGCGAGGGCGACGTGCTCTGGTCCGTCGCGCTCTCCGCGCACGAGGCGGAGGGCGGCGCGTGAAGCCCTGGCAGCGAGGCTACTCCCTCGCCGACCTCAAGCGCGTGAGCGCCTGCTTCGCAGCCCACGAGGCCGGCCTGGTCTTCGGAGCGTTCGGGCGGACCTCGGAGCAGGCCGTGGCGGAGGCCGCGGCGAAGGGTCGGCTCCGCGCCCTGGCGCGCCCGGGCGGCGAGGTCGTGGCCGCCGCGATCCTCTCCCGGGTGGGCGCGAGCGTGCGCCGCCTGGACTTCCGCAGGGAGCCCGTCGCGGAGATCGGGAAGGGCGACCTCCTCGTGAAGCGCACGGCGGCGCTCCCTGGGGCCTCTGCGGCGCTGGTGGGCCTGCTCTCGGAGGCGCTGCTCGCGGAGAGCTTCGGCGGGCCTGGCAGCTCGTGGTGGGAGCTGTGGCAGGAGAGCCCGGCCGATCTCCGGGTGGCGGAGGCGTTCGGGCTCAGGCTCCAGGGCGTGAGCATCGCTGCCTCCTCCGAGCTGCGCGGCCTCTACCGAGGCGGCCAGGAGGAGCAGGCGGGCGCGCCGCTGATCGAGCGCCGCGACCTCCTGGGGCTCGCGCGGCTCGGCTACCTCGACACGGAGCCGGCGCGCGCGGAGCTGGATGCGCTCGCAGACGGGCTCGGCTGGCAGGACCACTACTCGCACTACAACAAGCGGCGGAGCTGGAGCGCGCTCGCGCTGCGAGGCTACGGAGGCCGCTCCGACTTCATCGAGAAGCCGTCGGAGATGGCGAAGGCGTGGCAGGCGGAGAACAAGCCGAAGCTCCGGTGGAAGATCGCCGACACGGCGCTGCGGGCTCAGCTTCCCGCGTGCTGGGCGCTGGTCGAGGAGATCGCGGAGTCGCTCCGCCTCTCCGACCTCCACCGGGTTCGCCTGATGCGGCTCGCTCCAGGCGGAGGAGAGCTGACGCGCCACGCCGATATCACGGACCCCGACTCGGGCACGTCGCCCGGGCGGATCGTGAGGCTCCACCTCCCGCTCCAGACGAACGAGCAGGTGCGCTTCCGCTCCTGGGGGATCGACGGCTCGCAGTTCGGCGCGCACATGGGCGATGGCGAGGTCTGGTACCTCGACACGCGGAAGCCCCACACGGCGAAGAACGGAGGCGCCTGCGACCGCGTGCACCTCGTGGTCGATGCCGCCGTCACGCCGGAGTTCGCTGAGCTGCTCCAGAACGCGGAGTCGGCGGCCGTGGAGCAGGCGCGACCCGAGCCCGAGGCTGCGGGAGAGCCGGAGCCCGGCCTCTGTCCGGTCGTGCTCTCGCGCGGCGAGGAGCAGGAGCCGGCGCCGAAGCCGAAGGCGCAGCCGAAAGCGCGGGCGCGCGCGGACGAGCCCGAGCCTGAGCCTGAGCGCCAGGAGCCGGCGCCCGAGCTGCTCCCGTTCCTGGCGGATCGAGCCTCTGCACCGAAGCCGCGATGGATCATGGGCGAAGCGGCCGCAACGCTCGAGGCGATGCCCGAGGCCGAGCGCTTCGACTTCCTGTTCACCTGCCCGCCGTACGGGAACCTGGAGATCTACTCCGACGACCCGGCCGACCTCTCGGCGGCGCAGAGCTACGAGGACTTCATCGGGCGGTTCGAGACGATCGTGGAGCGGGCCTGCGCTCGGCTCCGCGACGACCGCTTCGCTGCGATCGTGCTCTCCGACTTCCGAGGGGAGTGGACGGCCGACGGCTGCTACGCGGGCTTCCCTGCCGACTGCGTGCGGGCCTTCGAGAAGGCGGGCCTGCGGCTCTACAACGAGGCCGTGCTGATCCACCCGGCGGCCACGCTGCCGCTGCGAGCGGCGCGGATCTTCTCCGGCGGGAGGAAGCTCGGCCGGATGCACCAGGAACTGCTCGTGTTCGTGAAGGGCGACCCGCGCAAGGCGCACGAAGCCTGCGGCCCGCTCGATCTCACGGCGCTGGAGGAGGCGGCAAGTGGCGAAGCCGAAGCGGCGGAGGAAGCGAGCGCCGACTGATCCTCGCCCCGAGCAGCGCGTCCCGATCGACTACGCCCAGGTCGAGCGCCTGGCGGGCATCAACTGCACGACCGAGGAGATGGCGTACGTGCTCGGCGTGCACGCGAACACGCTGTTCAACCGCCGCAGGGACGACCCGGAGTTCCTGGCGGCGGAGGCGCGCGGGCGCTCGGCCGTGAAGATCTCGCTCCGCCACAAGCAGCTTCAGCTCGCGCTTGCGGGCGACCGGACCATGCTCGTGTGGCTCGGGAAGGTGCTCCTCGGGCAGAACGAGAAGCTGGAGATGCCCACCGCGCAGATTCAGGTCGAGCACACGCACCACCACGACCTCGCGGCGCTGGAGAAGCCCGCGCACGTGGCGGGCGTGGTCGATGCGCTCCGCGAGTGCGGCGCGCTCGAGTCCGTGCTCGGCTTGCAGGAGGCCGCCGCGAAGAGCGGGAACGGAGGCGGTGGGCCTGTCCACTGATGCGGTAGGCTCGCGTCCATGACGGCTCCCCAAGCGCCGGAGGCGCCGCCGCAGAGCCCGGAGTCCACGACCCGGTTCCTGCATCGGCTGCCGCCCTCGAAGCGGAAGAAGATCGCGCGCGCCTGCTTGCCGAAGCTGACGCCGTACATTCCGCACGCGCCCTGGCCGCGCCAGGCCGCGTTCCTCCTGCTCCAGCACGAGGAGGCGTTCTACGGAGGCGCGGGCGGAGGCGGCAAGAGCGACGCGCTCCTGATGGCCGCGCTCCAGTACGTGGACGTGCCGGGCTACTCGGCTCTGATCCTCCGCAAGAGCTACGCGCAGCTCACGAAGTCGGAGGGTCTGATCCCGCGCGCCTGGGAGTGGCTCGGAAAGACGGACGCGCACTACCTCAAGGGCGAGAAGCTCTGGACGTTCCCGAGCGGAGCGCGGCTCGAGTTCGGGCACCTCGAGACGGACGGAGCGAAGTTCAACTACGCCTCTGCGGCGTACCAGTTCATCGGCTTCGATGAGGTCACGGACCTGGAGGAGAAGACCTACACGTTCATGTTCTCGCGCCTGAGGCGAGCTGCGGGCGCAGAGGTTCCGCTCCGCGTGCGCTCGGCCTCCAACCCGATCGGCCCGGGCTACGATTGGGTCAAGCGGCGCTTCGTGAACCCCGGTGCGAAGGAGCGGCCGTTCGTGCCGGCGCGCATGGGCGACAACCCGGCGCTGGACACGGAGAGCTACCGGCGCTCGCTCTCGCACCTCGATCCGATCACGCGCGCGCGCATCGAGTCGGGCGACTGGAGCGTGCGCGAGGCAGGCGGGTTCTTCCGGCGCGAGTGGTTCACGCTGCTCGATGGCGAGCTTCCGATCGGCGGCCAGCTCGTCCGCTACTGGGATCTCGCCGCCACGGAGCCCTCGCCCGGAGAGGACCCCGACTGGACCGTAGGCTGCCTGGCAACTCGAGGCGCCAACGGACTGTTCGTCATCGCCGACGTGAGGCGCATCCGGGCGACGCCCGGGCCGCGCGACGCCTTCATCCGGCAGGTGGCGCAGCTCGATGGCCGGCGCGTGCGCGTGGTGATCGAGCAGGAGCCCGGCTCTGCCGGCGTGAGTCAGATCGACCACTTCCGCCGCCGCGTGCTGCCGGAGTTTTGGGTGGACGGCGACCGGCCGACGGGAGACAAGGCGACGCGCGCCGGGCCGCTCGCGAGCCAAGCGCAGGTCGGGAACGTGGCGCTGCTCCTGGGCGAGTGGAACGAGGTGTTTCTCGAGGAGGCCGAGGCGTTCCCGATGAGCCCGCACAAGGACCAGGTGGATGCGGCGGCGGGCGCCTACAACCGACTGGCGAACCGAGAACCTGGCGACCTCGGGATCTCGTAGGAGCGAACTGTGCAGCACCCCGTCGCGCTGATCGGAGAGCGAATCCTCACGCCCTGCCCGGCAGGGCTCGTCGTGCCGGCGGTCGTGAACGGGCAGCCCGTGGGCGCAACCGTGGTGCACCTGTTCGTCCGCAACAACGCGCCTCCGCTCGCCTGCCCGGTGTGCAAGGGTCGCGGTCAGATCGCGCAGGACCCGACGAAGATGGCGAGCCCGAACATCGGCTACACGGAGCCCGAGGAGCCCGAGCGCGAGCAGAAGGCCGGCCCCAGGCTCGTCGTTCCGAACTGAGGCGCGGGCCTCGCTCGCCACCACTCTCGGCGTCGCCTCCTTCTCGCCGAGGAGGGAGGCCCGCGTCTCCAGCTTGTGCCGCGCCTCGGCTCTGCACGGTTGAGATCCACCGACTCGCGGATCTCCTCCTCTCACCCCCTATCACGGGGCCGAGGCGCGGCGTCTCTCTCTCAACGGAGGAACAGCGATGGGACTCCGTGAGCGCCTGGCGTCGCGCATGAACCGCCGGATGGAGCGGTGGTCGCTCGCCCGCATGGTCCCGACGTGGCTCGCTGGGCGCCCGCTGCCGACCGCGCACGACTTCGGGGCGTTCGCTCAGGAAGGCTACCGGAAGTCGCTCGTGGTCTACGGCTGCGTGCGCGAGCTGTCGTCCTCCGCTGCGGAGCCCGATCTCTGCGTGATGCAGCCGAGCGAGGACGGCGAGGGCGAGCCCGTCAAGGCGACGCACCCGCTGATGCAGCTCCTCGCGCGCCCGAACCCGGAGCAGTCGCAATACGAGTGGCTCGAGGAGCACTTCACGCACCTGTGGGTCGCCGGAAACGCCTACGTGCTCAAGGAGCGGTACGAGAGCGGGCGCGTGCGCGCCCTCTGGAACCTGCGGCCGGATCGGGTGCGCCTCGTGCCGAGCGCTGATGGCGAGGTCGAGCGCTACGAATACAGCGTGGGCGAGGCTGAGCCGCAGGTGCTCAAGCCGGCCGACGTGATCCACAGCAAGCTCCCCGATGCCGCCGACGACTACTACGGGCTCTCTCCGATCGCGGTCGCAGCCCGCGCGGTCGATCTCGACGCGAGCGCCTTCGACTACCTCCGCGCGTTCTTCCTGAACTCGGGCACGCCTCCGGGCCTCCTGAAGTTCAAGAGCGTCTCGATTAACAAGCTGGAGCGCGAGCGCGTGAAGGAGCTGTGGCAGGAGCAGCACAGCGGGCTCCAGGGCTGGCACTCCATCGGAGTGCTCGATGCCGACGTGGACTACCAGAGCATCGGCTCCACGCTCGATCGGCTGCGCCTCGACGCGGTGTTCGACGAGACGGAGACGCGGATCTGCGCGGCCTTCGGCGTGCCTCCGATCCTGGCGGGCACGCGAATCGGGCTCCTGCGCGGCACCTACGCGAACTACCAGGAGGCGCGGCGGCAACTGTGGGAGGAGACGCTGTGCCCGGCGTACGTGCGGGACGGCGACAAGCTCACGGTCGGCCTCGCGCTCGAGTTCGGCCCGGACCTCTGGATCGCCTACGACCTGCGGTCCGTGGCCGCGCTTCAGGAGAGCATCGACTCGAAGCGGAAGTGGGCGCGGGAGGGCTTCCTCTCCGGCCTGCTCTCCCGGGACGAGGCGCGCTCCGTGGTCGGCCTGGAGGCGATCGACGACGACGAGGAGCCGGTCTACTGGAGCGCGACGAACGGGAAGCTGGTCCGCTCCGACGGCGAGCCGCTGGTCGAGCCCGTGCTCCCTCCGGCGCTCGCGCCTGGGGCGCCCAGGCCCGGCGCTCCCGTGCCGCCCCAGCTCAACAGAGGGCGCACGCCGCGCCTCAGGCTCGCCCCAGGCTGCGCCGAGGAGGAGGACGCTCCCGATGCTCCAGGGAGGTCGCGTCCTGCGGCTCCTGGGGGCTCTGGCGCGTCTCCTGGCGCCGCCGCTCCCGAGCCCGGAGCCGGAGCGGCAGGTGCCGGTGAGCGGGCCTCCAGCGAGCAGGCCGGAGGAGCGGGCGGCGCCGAGCGCCACGCGGGCAAGGGCGAGCCGGAGTACCGGCTCCTCCACCGGATCGCAGACGAGAACGCGGAGGACCTCGCGCGGGCGTTCCTCGCCAACCGAGGGCTCCGCATCCGAGCGGTCGAAGTCGAAGCGGTCGCGCGGGCGATCCGGCTCGGGCAGTTCGCGGAAGCCGAGAGGCTCGCCACCGGCCAGGACTTCGCGGAGCGCTTCGAGGAGGATCTCCACGCCGGCATCAGCCGCACGGCCACGGAGGCGGGCGTGGCGGTGGCCGCGCGCATGGCGCCGAACGTGCGCCCGCTCCTCGATGTGGGGAACCCGTTCGCGGCGCGCTGGGCGCGCGAGCACGCCGCCAACCTCGTGCGGGAGATCAACGACGAGACGCGCGACGCGATCCGCTCGGTGATCCGCCGCGCCTTCGAGCGTGGATGGCCGCCCGAGGTCGCGGCGCGCAGGATTCGCGGCCTCATCGGGCTCACGATCCGCCAGGCGGAGGCGCTCCTGCGCGCCTTCGAGGACCGCCAGGCGGAGGGCTGGAGCGACGAGCGGCTGCGCGCCTGGATGGGGCGCGAGACGCGGAAGCGGATCAACCGCCGGGCGCGCACGATCGCGCGCACGGAGACGATCCAGGCGGCCTCGCGCGGCCAGCTCGGGATCTGGCAGGACGCGGCAGCCGCGGGCCTGCTCGAGCCCTCCAGAACGGAGCGGGAGTGGATCGTCACGCCCGACGACCGGCTCTGCGAGACGATCTGCCTCCCGATGGCCGGGCAGCGCGTGCGGCTGGACCGCCCGTTCGTCACGCCCGAGGGCTCGGAGATCATGACGCCGCCCGCTCACGTGCTCTGCCGCTGCGCCGTTGGCATCGCGACGAAGGACTGAGAGCCGCACCGAACCCTGAGGTGATCCGTGGGCGAGACGCTCCGCCAGTGGCTCGACTCCGTGCTCGGGAAGGCGCTCGCGGTCCTCCTGCTCGCGCTCGGCGCAGGGCTCACGGGCGGCCAGCTCGAACGGCTCGGCTCCAGGGCGGAGCTTCGCGAGGAGGTCGAGAACGAGGTCGGCACCTCGATCGACCAGCTCGAAGCGGAGGCGCGCTCCGCAGCCGAGAAGCTGGAGAAGCGGAAGGCGCAGCTCCGCGAGGCGAAGTCGGAGGCGCTCGACTGGCGCGCGGTGCTCGACTACCTGGCCGCGAAGTACGAGACGGAGCAGAAGGCCGCAGAGGCGCGCTACTCGATGCTCGCCGAGCGGTGCTTGCCGTTCAACGAGCTTGCGACGGACTCCCTGATCCCCGAGGCCGCGCCGCCGGCTCCGCCGGTCGAGCCTCCGACCGTCTCGCGGAAGGTGCTCGACGCTCTCCCGCTCGAACAGCGCGCCCTCATCCCCGAAGTCCAGGCGAAGGAGTGACCGGATGGCACGCAGGATTCTCGCGTTCCTGTTCTCGCGCACCGCGAGCCCGCAGAGCGTCGCAGGCGGAGCCGGCTGGTCGCGGCCGGAAGCCGAGCACTGGCTCCGCTCGCACGGGCGAGCCTCGGAGGAGTGGCGCGAGGACGACGGCGAGCTGCGCTGCGAGATGGGAGCGCCGGCAGGCACCGATGGCGTGGTCCAGACGACCGCCCTCGCCGCGCTCGGCGTGCACGCCCTGGTCGCCCGCAGCGACGAGCCTGGAGCCGACGACCCGCTGCTCTGCGCTGGCGTGGAGCAGCGGCGCGAGCACGCCGTCCTCCGGTTCGAGATCGACCGCAACGCGGCCGGAGACGCCCGCACCGGGAAGCGCTTCCGTGGCATCGCGACCGCCTTCGGCGTGCTCGTGGACACCTGGCCGCTGCGGACCCTGATCCAGCCGGAGGCGTTCGACGACTCGCTCTCGGAGGATCGCGAGCTGTGGAAGGTGCTCTGGCAGCACGACCAGTACGAGCCGATCGGGAAGCCGACCTCGATGCGGCGCGTGGGGAACGGGATCGAGGTCGAGGGCGTGATCTCCGAGACGCAGCGCGGGCGCGACGCGATGACGCTCCTGCGCGACGGCGTGATCGACTCGCTCTCGATCGGCTTCGACGCGATCCGCACCAGCCTCACGAAGATGAACGGCGAGGAGATCCGCCTACTCGAGAAGGGGAAGCTGTGGGAGGTCAGCCTGGTGACGTGGCCGGCGAACCGAGCGGCGCGCATCACGCAGGTGAACTCCCGCCAGGAGCCGGCGGCGGCGCCTGGTCCCGATGCGCCCGCGCTCCTGCCGCTCGCTCCGATCGACTACGCCTGGGACGAGGCCGCCGCCCGCCAGCGCGTGCGCCTGTGGGCGGAGAAGGGCGCGGACCTCGACTGGACGCGCTACGCGCAGGCGTTCCTCCACGTGGACGGCGAGGCGCCGGAGAAGCTCACGAGCTACCACTCGCAGTTCGCCGACGTGGTGGAGGGCGAGCTGCGGGCCGTGCCTGCGGCGCTGTTCCACGCCTCGCTCGTCTACGGCTTCGTGGGCGAGGCGCCCTCCAAGCCGATGCTGGAGCGCTACTACGCGGCGCTCGGGCGCATCCCTCCGTGGAAGCGCTCGCCCGCTCAGCACGCCCGCACGGAGGCGCTCGCCTCCGTTCCCGCCGAGCAGCGGAGCGAGGAGCTGACGCGCTGGTGCCGCGAGACGCTGCTCCGGCAGGGCGAGGAGGCCGGCCTGTTCTCTGGCGACGCTCTGGCGCGCGACTTCGTTGCCGCGCGCCTGGACGCCGCGATCTGCGCGGAGCGCCGCCGCGCTGCCGCAGGAGACGCAGCGCAGGCGAGTGCCTCGCTGCACGCAATCACCGGGCTTCAGGGAGTGCGCCGCGCGCTCCTCGGAGCCGAGCTACCGGCCGACGGGCGGGACGTTCCCGCTCCGGCGCAGCCGGTCGATCAGAACGCCGTCGACGAGAAGCTCGCGCAGGCTGCGCGCGCTCTCCCGCCGACGCGACGCTGAGCACAGGAGGAGCCCACGATGGGTGCTTTCGCCACCGAGCGCGCGCAGGTGATGGAGAAGATGGCCGCGCAGTTCGCGACGCTGACCGAGATCCGCGAGCGGCTGCACAAGACCGAGGACGCACGCAAGGCCGAGGTGGACACGGAGTTCAATCGCGCCTACGAGGAGTTCGTCGGCCACAAGCGGACCCTCGACCAGATCGAGACGCTCATCCAGTTCGAGGACAAGGTGCAGGCGGACAAGGACGAGGCGGAGAACCGCCGCCTGTTCCCGCAGCACGGCTTCCGCCGCAAGGGGCCGGAGGCGGACGCGAAGAAGGAGGCGCACAAGCGCGCCTTCGACGTGTACCTGCGGTCGCCCGCGCACGAGACGAACGCGCTCGGGCGCGCGGCCGAGCAGCTCAAGGGCTACGGGCCGGAGGAGATGAACGCGCTGCTCGGGACCAACGACGAGCTGGGCGGGTTCACGATCCCCGAGGACTTCCGCGCCGAGCTGCTCCGCGCCCTCCCGGGCTTCGCGGCCGTGCGCCAGGCCGGCGCGCGGATCGTGCCGACGAGCCGGCAGATCGTCGTGTTCCCGACCGTGAAGTCGGGCACCGATCCCTACTCGAGCGGGATCACCAACAACGACGAGCAGGCCACGGGCGGCAACATGAACTGGAAGCCGCAGGGATACGTGACCGGAGGCACGGTCCCGCCGCAGCAGGATCAGCCGCAGTTCGGGCAGGAGCGCATCCCCGTGCACGTCTGGCAGCCGAACGCGGTGGAGCTGAGCCGCGAGCTGCTCGACGACTCCGTGTTCCCGCTGGAGACGATCCTCGCCCAGCTCTTCGCGGAGACGAAGGCGCTGGACGAGGACTGGGCGTTCCTCAACGGCGACGGGGTGGGGAAGCCGGAAGGCATCCTCAACGCCGGGTGCGCGACGGTGAACGTGGGCAACCCGATCACCTACAACGGCCTGGTGGACCTGTACTACACGCTCCGCGCGCAGTACCGGACCCGCTCGGCCTGGATGATGAGCAGCCTGGTGTTCGCGGAGATCGTGAAGCTCAACACCGGAGCGGGCGGGATGCTGATCTTCCCGCCCAACGCGCCGCCGAACACCCTGTTCGGGCGCACGGTGCACTTCACGGAGTTCCTGCCGAATCCCGGAGCGGCCAACAAGGTGATCCTGCTCGGGGAGTTCTCGCACTACATCGTCGCGGAGCGCAGCGAGATGCGGATCAACCGCCTCGTGGAGCGCTTCGCCCCGAACATCGGCGTGCTCCCGCACGCGCGCCTCGGCGGGCAGCTCACCCGCAAGGAGGCGTTCCGCATCGGCGTCCAGAGCTGAGCGACTGATCGAGGGGTCGAGCGAGCGGTTCGCTCGACCCCGCTCTCCTCGCTTCACCTGCGCGTCGCGATGAACGGCGCGTGGGGGGAGGTTCTGCTTCAATGGCGAACGAAATCGACGGCGTTTCCGACGTGCGCGTGTTCGAGGGGATCAGGCCCGCCGTGTACGCGGCGACGGGCAACGGGCAGATCGTGGACCTCGCGGGCTACGAGAGCCCGGTGTTCGTGCTCGCGACCGGCGACTGGACGGACGGCGCCTACACCGTGACCTTCGAGCACAGCGACGCCTCCGACATGACGGGCGCCGTGGCGGTGCCGGCGGCCGACCTGCTCGGCGACACCATCCCGACGCTCGACGCGGTGGGCGACGAGAACAAGGTGTACCGGGTGGGCTACCGCGGCTCGAAGCGGTACGTTCGGGCGGTCATCACGGAGACGGGCGCCGGCACCACGGGCATCGCGCTCGCGGGAGCGTGGGTGCTCTCGAACGTGAGGCACCTGAACCGCGCCTGATCCTGGGCGCGCCGGAGGGCTGGGTCATGGCGAAGCGCAATCGGATGGATCGGCAGAGGGAGAGCCTCGCGGTGCACGAGCCGGAGAGCGGCGAGCACCAGGCCGGTCCTTCCGATGCGCTCGCCCTGGCCGGCCCCACGGAGATCGAGCCGGCGCCGGAGCTGGAGGCCGAGGCGCCGCGCTCGCTCGAAGCACCGCAGGCTGGTCCCGAGGAGCCCGATGGCGCCGAGCTGGCAGAGCCCGAGGAGTTCCTGTTCCAGTGCCCGGGCTGCCCGATGGTCTGGTCGAGCGAGGTCTACTCGAACCGCGACCAGGCAGAGGGCGCCTACAAGAGCCACGTCTATCGGCACGCGCACGCGCGCCCCCACGAGAGCGCGCCCGGCTCGAGGTTCACCCGGCATCCCTGAGGCGAAGGAGGAGGAGCTGTGACCTGGGATCACCTCCTCATCCAAGCCCTCTCGGAGACGCTCAAGGTCGCGCCGACGACTGCGGTGCTCGTGGCCGCGATCTTCGTCGCGATGCAGCGCGCGGGAAGGGTCGCCACCGGGACCACGACCGCCGTGCGCGTCACCACGCAGGAACTCGGGCTCCAGCTCGACGGCCTCTCGGGCACGATCGCCGACCTGCGCGCGGCCGTGACCGTGCTCAACGCCTCGCTGGTCGAGCTGCGCGTCGGGCACGCCCGGCTCGAGGAGCGCGCCGGGAACCTGGGCGAGCGCGTCGATGTGGTCGAGCAGCGCGTCGGCTCGATGGAGCGGAGGCTCGATCGCGTGGCGAGCGAGGTGAACAATGGCAGCGACTGACCTCATCACGCTCGATGAGGCGAAGGCGTTCATCAAGCCCACTCCCGTCGGAGAGGACGCGCTCCTCTCCGCGCTGATCGAAGCGGCCACGGAGTCGATCGAGGCGTGGCTCCAGGGCACGCTTGTCGTGCAGCGCACGATCGCAGAGCAGTACGAGGCGCCGCACCGCTGGAATCGCTCCTACTGGCCGTCGGGCTGGCCGTCGGCAGGAGGAGCGGGCGCCTCGCCGTACTTCTTCCTGCGCTCGCGGCCGATCGTCTCCGTGACCTCGATCGCCGACCCGTCGGGGCACTCGATCCCGAGCACGGACTACTCGATCGAGAAGCAGAAGGGCGTCCTGCTCCTCACGCAGAGCTGGCAGCTCCCGCGCGGAGCGGACGCGCAGCGCTCCTACTACCTCGTGACCTACGTTGCCGGCCTCGTGGCCGACACCGCTTCGGTCCCCGAGCGCTTCAAGCAGGCCGCCCGCCTGCTCGTGTCGCGGCAGTTCCGCACCCGGCAGCCGGGCATCGAGAGCGGGCGCGTGGGCGACCTGGCCGTCACCTACCGCGAGCCCGGCTCCAGCTCGAGCGCGGGGTCGCTGCCGAACGAGGTCGCGGTCCTGATCGCTGGAGATCGCACGCTGTGGGTGTGAGGCCCGGAGGAGCGCGTGGGCGGCCTCCGAAGCACTCCGTCGTCTGCCGCCCGGTTCCGCGCGAGAAGCAGGAGGAGCGCGAGGAGGAGCAGCGGGAGGACCGGCGCCGCCAGTCCGCAGAGGAGGAGTACCTCCAGCGCCTCGGCTACGGCCGTGGCGAGGCAATCGCGTCGTGGGACTCGGAGCCCTGGGAGGAGTGAGCCGTGGGCGTCGTCGCTGACCTCCTCCACATGCTCACGGACACCGTGACCGTGGCACCCCACCAGGCCGACAACGAGTACGGCGTCCCGACCTTCGGCCCGGGCGTGGATCTGCCGGCGCGCGTGGTGCGGAAGCGCAAGCAGGTGCTCACCGCCGCAGGAGAGCAGGCCGTCTCGGAGTCGATCGCCTACGTGGCGCCCGGCTCCGTGGTGATCGAGGAGCGCGATCGGGTCACGCTGCCGGATGGCCGGCAGCCGGAGATCCTCTCGCTCGAGGACTTCAAGGACGACGACGGCGAGCACGTCGTGACGATCTACTTCCGAGGCTAAGGAGGCCCCACGCATGGCGCAGCTCACCCCCGTGATCGTGACCAATCAGGGCGTCAACCCTGCTCCCGTCGCGGCTGCCGCGGGCGGCGACAAGTTCAAGAACACCGGCCGCCAGTACGTGCGAATCCGCAACTCGAGCGGCTCGAACGCCTACACGGTCACGTTCGTGACGGCCGGCACCGTGAAGGGCATCGCCATCGCTGACGTGGCGGTGTCGGTCCCGGCCGGCGTCGGGACGACCCGCGTGGTCGGGCCGTTCGACGAGGGCGTGTTCAACGACTCCAACGGCGACGTGTCCATCACCTACTCGGGCTCGGCGCCCGCCACCGACCTTCTGGTGGACGTGACGCAGGTCTGAGCCGTGGCGCGCGGCGTTCGCTGGACCGGAGCCCGAGAGTTCGAGCGCCGGCTCCAGCGGCTCGCGCGCGCGGAGCCTCTGATCCGCGAGGCCGCAAAGACGCTGTTCACCGAGGCCGAACTCATCATGACGGAGGCGCGGAAGCGGACTCCCGTGGACACGGGCGCGCTGCGCGCTTCCGGCCTGGTCGAGCCTCCCACGGTGAGCGCCGGCAAGGTCGGCGTCACGCTCGGCTTCGGCGGGCCGGCAGCTCCCTACGCGGTCGTGCAGCACGAGCGCCTGGACTACCACCACACGGTCGGCCAGGCGAAGTTTCTGGAGCAGCCGTTCGCGGAGGCGGCGCCTCGGGTGCGCCGCGTCATGGCGCAGATCGCGAGGACGATCATCCGACGCACGAGGTGAGCCGTGGCGCTTCTCGAGGAGCTGGCCGCCTACATCGAGGCGATCCCGGGCCTCGGGCTCTCGCGCGCAGGCGGGAACCTCAAGCTCGGCGGGCTGCCGGAGAGCCCGAGCCGGGTGCTGGCGCTGGTCCCTGCGCCGGGCTCGTCGCCTACGCTGGTGCTCGACTCGAGCGCGCCTGGATGGGACCGCGCGCTCGTGGCGCTGTGGCTCCGCGACGCGCACGACCAGTTCGATGCAGCTCGCGATGCGGCGGAGACGGTCTACGCGGAGGTCGCGAAGATCGCCAACGCTGATCTCACCGGGAAGCGGTGGCTCCTGGCGCGGCCGACCTCGCCACCGTTCCTCCTCGAACGCGACGGCCAGCGCCGCCCCGTGATGGCGTTCAACCTGCGGGTGGAAAGGGTGCCCTGATGGACGAGCGAGATTTCCTACAGATGCTCGACGCCTCGCCTGCCGCAGCGATGGAGCTGCGCGTGCTCGCGCTGGCGCGGGAGTGGGCGAGCACGGGCGGCGTGCCTGCGGCCGACGAGCTGGAGGAGCTGTTCCCGGCCACGGCGGGCATGGAGTCGTGGACCGCCTGGCGCACCCAGGTCGGCTACTCGATGCCGTGCCTGGAGGTGCTCCAGGCGATCGAGGAGCGCTCCGAGCACCTGGTGGAGATCGGCGCCGGCCTGGGCTTCTGGACCGCCGTGCTGCGGGCTCGCGCGCAGATCGAAGACCTCGTGGCGACCGACGACGCGCCGCGTCCTGGGTCGTTCACGCACGTCGCCCGCCTCTCGGCCACGCGCTCGGTGCAGGGCTGGCCGGAGCGCGACGTGCTCGTCGCCTCGCCCTCCTACGGCCCGGACCTCCCGTTCGGAGCTGCGATGGCGATGCAGCCCGGGCGCCTCCTGTTCTGGTACGAGGGGAAGGCGCAGCGCGAGGGTGGCTACCAGGGCGCGGAGATCTTCGCGCGTATGCTCGCCGAGGAGTTCGAGGCCGAGGCGCCGCCGCTCTCGCTGGTGAACGCCTGGGGGCACACCGACCTGCTCTCGATCCACCGCCGGCTCGCGCGGTAGTCGCGCGCTCTCGGCTTTCACGCAAGCAACCACTCCTGATCGGAGGTAGAGAACATGGCGTTCGTGTTCGCGCAGGGCACGCTTCTTCAGGTGGGCGACAAGGGCTCGCCGGAAATGTTCTTCACGATCCCGCAGATCTCGGCGATGACGATCCCGGGCGCGGAGAACGATCTCCTCGAGACGACCAACCACGACTCGGTGAACGCCTTTCGGGAGTTCATCAACGGGCTGCGGGACGGCGGCGAGATCACCTTCACGCTGTTCTACGACCCGAACCTCCAGGCGCACAACGACCGCGCCGGCACGCCGGGCTCCAGCTCGGACGGCTTCCTCAAGCAGTACAAGAGCCGGGCGAACTACAACTACCAGATCGTGTTCCCCACCACGCCCAGCAAGCAGTGGAGCTTCGCGGGCCTGGCGCGGCGAGCCGAGCTGGACGCGAGCTTCGACGCGGTGCTCGCGCTCGACTGCGCGGTCAAGGTGAGCGGCGACATCACCTACCCGACGACCTGATCTCGGGTGAGCCGGCTCTACCTCCGGCGCTGGTCGGAAGCGGCGGCGCTCAACGAGCGCATCACGGCGCGCGTGTTCGCGGAGCGCCGTCGCTTCCCGGCCTGCAACATCGTGGGCTCGACCGCCTGGTCCTCTGCGATGGATCTCCATCGCTGGCAGGCGCCCGAGACGGACGCCCTGTTCGCGTGGATGCGCGAGCAGGTGGCCGAGGCGTGGGACCTCCCCTACCCGTGGGAGCAGGTGCACGCCGTTGCCTGGGCGAACGTGGCCGAGCAGGGCGCCTTCACAGCGCCCCACGACCACCACCTTGCGGATTGGGCGGCCGTGTACTACGCCTCTGCGCCTGACGGCTCGGGGAGGCTCGTGCTCGACGGCCACCCAAGCGGCGCGCCCTCCGGTGCGATCCCTCCCGAGCCCGGCCTCCTCCTGATCTTCCCTGCCACCTGGCGGCATCGCGTGGAGCCGACCCTCTCGGCTATCCCGCGCGTCTCGATCGCCGCCAACTTCCACAGTCGCAATTTCGAGAACATGGGACCGTGAAACCGAAGGGGGGAACGCAAGCATGGCAGCGCCGGTCGTCTATCTGAGCGCCGACGAGATCCTCAACGCAGCCGACCACGAATACATCGAGGTCGCGGTGCCGGAGTGGCAGCCTCCGGGCCTGGACGCGGCGCACCACAAGCCGCTCCGCCTCCGCACGCTGACCGCGGACGAGGCCGCCTCCTACCAGAAGCGGATCGCGAAGACCACCCGCGACCCGCGCACGGGAGAGGTGAAGGTCGACCTCGATCTCACCGAGATGAAGGTGCTCCTCGTGGGCATGACGGCCGTGGACGGGAACGGCGCGCGCCTGTTCAACGACGCGCAGATCCGCGCGCTCGGCGCCAAGAGCGAGCGGGCGCTCACGCGCGCCTTCGAGGCCGCGAACCGGCTCAACTCGATGGGCGCGAAGGGGGTGGAAGATGCGGTAAAACTCTCCGAGCTGACCCAGCTCGACGGTTCCTCTACCGCCTCTGCCTCCACCTCGGACTAGCCTCGCCGCGCCACCTGCTCCGGCGCATCACGCACCGCGAGCTGGTCGAGTGGGCCGCCATGTACCGGCTCGAGCCCTGGGGCGAGGAGCGTGCGGATCTCCGCTCGGGCATCGTCGCCTCGGTGATCGCGAACGTGCACCGGAATCCGAAGAAGCAGCGGAAGCCGTGCCAGCCGGTCGATTTCATGCCCGATTTCGCGGGCGAGCGGAAGCGCAAGAAGGACGACACCGTGCTGACGCCCGAGCAGTCGGTCGCAGCCGTGGAGATGCTCCTCGCCTCGGGCTGGGGCGGGAAGGTGACGGAGGGCTCCAGTGGCCGAG